CATTGATGAATTATATAGTAGAAATTACAGACTAGATGTCAACTAACCATTAGTATATATAATTGAATAAAGTAATAAAAACAATACAAAAAAAGGAGATAATATTATGGAATTTAATAAATTTAAAAAAGCTTTTCAAGAGAACTTTAAACAAATTTCTAAGGACGCAGATTGTTTATTTGAGGTAAACGTAGATAAAGATGAAATGTGGGAAAAAATTTACCTAGAAAGTTTCCCCAAAGGTACTAATGAACTTTATAGAGAAAGAAGAGAATATGATTGTAGTTGTTGCAGACATTTTATTAAAAATATTGGAAATGCAGTTATTCTTAAAAATAATAAATTAACTACAATATGGGGCTTTAATGCAAATAGTACAACTTTTCAACCAGTGATAGATGCTTTAGATACATATATTAAATCGAAAGCTATTTTAGATATCTATGTAACTAAAATGAATAAGATTGGTACAAATAGTAATCTTGAACAACTAGAAAATAAAGAAGTAATTAAATATGAGCATTTGTATTTAGAATTACCAAATAAATTTGTTGATAAAAGTAGTAAATCAGAAGGAGATATAAAAGGTGGTTACAGAGATACAAGAAATGTATTTAAAAGGTCATTAGATGAAATTACAGAAGAATCTCTATTAACAGTATTAGAATTAATATCATCAAATACATTATATAAAGGCACGGAATGGAAATCTGTTTTAAATGAATTTCTTAAACATAAGAAAGTTTATGATAAAAAGACTGAACAAGAAAAAGAAATTTATGCTTGGGAACAATCAGTTAAAGTAGGTGGAGTTATAGGAAGGATAAAGAATCACTCTATAGGAACATTACTTATTAATATAAGTGAAGGAATGGATTTAGATTTAGCAGTAAGAAAATACGAAGCAATTATTGCTCCTGAAAATTATAAGAGGAGTAAGCCTATATTTAGCAAGAAAATGTTAGAAGATGCACAGAAAACTATACAAACACTTGGTTATATGGATTCTCTTGGTAGAAGATATGCAACACTTGATGATATTACTATTAACAATATATTATTTTCTAATAAAGATTCTGCTAAAAGAATAAACAATACAGATGTATTTAAGGAAATGCTAGATGAAGTAGCTATTAATCCTAAGAAATTCTCTAAAGTTGAAGAAATTACAATAGATAATTTTATAACAAATGTATTGCCAACTACTAAAGAAATTGAAGTATTGTTAGAAAATAAATATAGTAATAATATGGTATCACTAATTGCACCTAAAAATGCAGACAGTAAAACAATGTTTAAATGGGATAATAACTTTAGTTGGGCATACGCAGGAAACATTACAGATAGCTCAATGAAAGAAAATGTTAAATCAGCAGGTGGAAACGTAGAAGGAGTATTAAGATTCTCAATACAATGGAATGATAATGAATTTGATGGAAATGATTTAGACGCACATTGTTTTGAACCTAAAGGGAATGAAATCGACTTTAGAAATAAACATAATAGGAATACAACGGGTGAACTAGATATTGATATAATTAGTCCAAATAAAGGAAAAACAGCAGTAGAAAATATTACATGGACTGATATAAGTAAAATGGAAGAAGGAGTATATAAGTTCTTTGTTAATAACTACACTAATAGAGGTGGTAGAACAGGATTTAAAGCAGAAATAGAATTTAATGGGCAAATATTCTCATTTGAATACAATAAAGAATTAAAACAGAGTGAGAATGTTGTTGTTGCTGAAGTTACTTTCAATAGAAATACAGGATTTACAATTAAAGAGAAATTGCCATCAAGTGTATCATCAAAAGAAGTATGGAATTTGAAAACAAATAATTTTGTACCTGTTAGTGTTATGTGTTTATCTCCAAACTATTGGGATTTGCAAAGTGGGAGTGGAAACAAACATTTCTTTTTCATGCTAAAAGACTGTATTAACTCAGAGCAACCTAATGGAATGTATAACGAATTTTTGAACCAAGAACTTAATAAACATAGAAAAGTTATGGAGGCACTAGGAAGTAAAATGAGAGTGGATGATGCTACCGAGCAATTAAGTGGATTAGGTTTTTCTTCAACAAGAAGAAATGAATTAATAGTCAAAGTAAAAGCACAAACTGAAAGAACATTAAAAATAAAATTCTAATAAAGACAATAATATAAAATAATAAAAGCAAAGGGAGAATGATAATAATGAATATATTTGAGGTAGCTGTAAGAGAAAGATTTAGATTTCCATATAAAGGTGTAATATCAGTTGAGGATTTGTGGGTATTATCAGTCAAGGAATTGGATTCAATTTTTAAGACTTTAAATAAAGAAGTTAAACAAGTAAATGAGGAAAGTTTATTAGATACTAAAACACTACAAGATAAAGAACTTGATGTAAAGATTGAAATTGTGAAATATATTGTTAAAGTTAAATTAACAGAAGAACAATCAAGGGTAGATAGTAAAAAGAAGAAGGAACAAAAACAGAAAATATTAGAACTTATGGCTTCAAAGAAAGATGCAGATTTACAGAATAAATCAACAGAAGAACTTCAAAAGATGCTTGATGAGTTAGATAATTAATAACTAAAATAAACTTAAAAGAATATAAAATAATGGTTGTAATTAGAATTTAGATATGATATAATAAAAGAGTACCAAATTTGCATTAAATTGTTCAGAGAGACGATATGCAAATTGATTTTTATCAAATATATTAAAACTATAGTAATATAAAATGATTCAAACAAAGAAACTACTCACCTTTATGGGAGTTAAGGTTAAAGGAGATAATTAATAATGAGTATGATGAGAAGTATAAGAAGATCAAAAGCAAAGAAAGATGGTACATTTGTTGCACAGAAACCACTTAGAGAAAAAGGTAGTAGGTCATTTCTAAGTATAATAATAGGTAATCAAAGAATGAATAAAATGTTGAAAGCAATGAAGTCTAAGGATGAAATAGCGACAGAAAGTAAATAATAATATTAATGTAAAATACATATAAAAGGAGATAGATAATGAGTAGTAGTTCAAATAACAGCACATCAACAGGAGGAATAGGTTTTACAGGATTATTACCAGTCTTATTCATAGGATTAAAACTAACAAACTATATAGCGTGGAGTTGGTTATGGGTATTATGTCCACTTTGGATTCCACTAGTAGTAGTTTTAGGAGTATTCTTTGTAATATTTCTTATATCGGCAATTCAAACTATGGTAGATAAATAAAGCTAAATATAAAGTCTATAAACGTAGGTGCAGTAAGGGTTTAAAATTAACCCAATAAAAAATCTATTTCATTTAGAAGTCTAGAAAAGATAGTAATAAATATTAAAACTTATTAAATTATTAACAGTTTAAAATGATATAAAATATAGGGTTGTGACCTGCACAGAAAAGGAGAAATTAATTATGATGGAATCAAAAAAAGGTATGGAACAAACAACTAACAAGGTTAACATTACAGGAATATTGGTTAAATGTGGATTAGAGAAAAGAAACCTTGGAGAAGAAAATGAATGTATATCTGGAGATTTAGTAATAAGAACTAAAGATGGTAGTGAGCATGAAGTAAATTATTACACTAACAAATATAAAAAAGATCCAAATGACAATAAAAAATTCACAAATGATGTAAGTAAAATGTATACTGGGTATGAAACGATAATAGAAGAATATCAATCACTTGAAAATAGTGAAACGCCTGATATAATTTCTGTAGGATTTGGAGAGTTTTCTGCAAATGATTTCGTAAGTCAAAAGGATGGAAGTATAATTTCAAGTGCTAAAATAAGAGGTAAGTTTGCTAATAGATTAACTTCTCAAGAAATTGAAATTACACCACAAGTAGCTACATATGAAGTATCAGGAATTATAACAAAAATGGGCGAAGAAGTATTTAAATCGGGAGCAACTGGAAATGGAATAGTAATGTTAGATATTATTGGATATAATGGAACGATTATTCCTGTAAAATTTGTAATTCCTGAAGCATTGGTAGTACCATTCGGAGGTGTAGGATTTTATCAAGATGGAACTGCTAAGTTGAGTGGAATAATTATAAATACAAAGGAATCAGAAACTATAACTGAAAAACAAGCGTTTGGTGCAGATTTAGTAAAAACAGTTACACTTACTAAAAGAAGAAATGAAGTATGTGGGGGTTCACCATTAGGAACAATATATGATTTAAAGATTACAGATGAAGAATATAATACTGCAAAATCTAAAAGAAGATTACACTTAGAAGAAGTTAAGAATAAGAAGAAAGGACAATCAAATGCTAATTCAACATCTGATACAGCATTTACTGGTCAGCCACCTATAACTAATCCATTTGCTAATCCTTTCGCACAAAAATAATACATATAGTTTATGTGAGTGAGTATATAATTTTTAGCTCACTCACTAATATAATAATATAAAATTTAAACAGATAATAAAATAATAAAATTCGAAGGAGATTAAATTATGATAGATTTATTAAATATACAAGAAAACAAGGTTAGTACAGATTTTAGTGGTTATCCAGTAGTTTTTATTGGAGCTACAGGTGATGGAAAAACAGATTCAATAAATAGATATTTAAGATCAGTATCACCTAAAGGAAAAGTACCTTTATTCATTATGTTTGAAGATAGGGCAAAGGCAATACAACATATTATAGCACAGAGAGTTTATTCTATAGATGAGTTTGTATCAATAGTTAATCAATTAAAAAATCCAAAAGTAAGAGAAAGATTTAGTGGAGTAGTAATTGATAGTATAGATAAATTTGAAGAAATGGCTAGTAGATATAATGCATCAAATAAAGAAGTAGAGATAATAGAAGATTTAACTTTTGGTAAAGGTAAAAGATATTTGAATGCAACTATTGGAATGGTAAGTGAAATAAGAAACTTAGGAATTCCTGTACATTTTACTGCACAATCTTATGTACGTACTGACATCATAAGTAAAAAAACAACAAATGAAACAAAATTAAAAGATACAACTAAAGCACAACTATTTCAAGAAGCATTTTTAGTAGGTAAAGTATATTTAGACCCAAAGGCAAAAGATGCTATACATTCCGATAGACTAATTTCTTTTAGAAAAACTGATACAGACACCGAATTAAAAGATACCTTTGGATTACCTAACACAATGTACATATCTAAAATAAAAGAAAATCTTGAAACATTATTTGCATCAAAGTACGATAAATCCGAATTAACTACAGAATCAGCACTAGAAGAAGTAACTGTAGATGATTTTGAAACAATAAAAAATAAAGGTTTAGAATTAGGTGGAATTTTAGCTAAGGAAGGTCACTTAGATGAAGCTATGAATATTCTTAAAATTAATATTGGTCAAGATGAAAAAGGAAATGCAAAAATGTTTGATAGTTTAGTTCCTACTCAAATTGATTTAGCTAAAGTTGTTGTATTAAAACTAGAAGCATTATGTACTAAGCATAATATAAAATAATAGAAAAGTGAATAGGTGGAGATTAATATCTCTGCTTATTTTCATAAAAAGAGGTGATTTGTAATTGGCAAGAAATAAAATTGATAGAATTGGAGTAACAAATTATAATACATATGGTAGTAAAATGACAATAGTTAAATATAATGACTGCGATAATATAATTGTTCAATTTGAAAATGGATATACTTCAAAAACTAAATATATAACCTTTACTAAAGGAAATGTAAAAAATCCATATGATAAATCCGTACTTAAAATAGGATATGTTGGTGAGGGAGATTTCAAATGTAGTGTTAATGGAATACATACAAAAATATATAATGCTTGGTTTAATTTATTATTAAGATGCTATGATGAAAAATTACACATAAAATTTTCTACATATAAAAACTGTACTGTGGATGAAAAATGGCATTGTTTTCAAAACTTTGCAATATGGTATGAGGATAACTATTATGAGGTTAAAGGACAAAAGATGAATTTAGATAAAGATATTTTATTTAAAGGAAATAAAGTTTATTCTCCTGAAACTTGTATGTTCGTACCTCAAGAAATTAATACATTATTTATTAAATGCGATAAATCTAGAGGAGATTACCCATTAGGAGTTTGTTTTGACAAGGAAACCAATAACTTTTCTGCAAGTTGCACAATCAATAAAAAATGTAAAAAGTTAGGTAGATATTCTTCAGTTGACAAAGCTTTTTTAAGCTATAAACATTGTAAAGAAAACAATATAAAAATTATAGCAAATAAGTATAAAAGTGAAATACCTAATATATTATATACTGCAATGATTAATTATAAAGTAGAAATAACAGATTAAAAATTAGAAGGTGGTTGTAAAAATGAGAATGTCAACTTGTAAAGGATGTGAAGCAAAGATAACAAAGGAGGAAAAATTCACATACTCAGGAAAAACATATTGTAAGAAATGCTATGACTTAAAAGTACAAGAAAATAATGATTATGTTGGATTATTAAAATGCATATGTGAATATTATGAAATAGAACAAGTTACAGGACTATTTTTTAAGCAGATAAGAGATTATAAAGAGAATTTTAATTATACATATGCAGGTATGACTTATTGTTTATGGTATTTAGTAGAAATTAAAACAGTGAAAATGAATGTTAAATATGGAATAGGATTAATTAAATTTGAGTATGAGAATGCCAAGAATTATTTCTCACAACAACAAATTATAAGTAATAGTGTTGTCTCTCAACCTACAAATAAAGAAATTATCAAGAAGGTTAGAATAATACATAAGAATAGAGCAGAAAAATTTTTAATTAATTTAGATGAATTAGGTGGTGAAGATAATGGAGTTTAATGGTTTAATTGATAAAAGAAATATATATTTATTATTGGGTGTTTATTGTAATAATCCAAAATTCGTATTAGATGATAAATATAAAACTGTAGCTAATGATTATTCTGAAAGATTTCATAAATTAATTTGGGGGGCAATTACTAATATTGCTAAAAAATCAAATATCACTAAGATAAGTGCAGTAGAAATAGAAAATGAACTGATATTGTTTAAAACTTCATTAGATATATGGAATGTTAATAATGGTTTTGATTATATAGAAAATGCAATAACTGAAACAAAAGATAAAATACATAATGTAGGATTGTATAAAGATAATGTAAGAAAATATAGTATACTTAGAAACGCATGTGATGAATTAAGAATGGATGTATCTTTTATTTATGAAGAATATGATGAGTTAGATACTACAGATTATAGACAGAAAGAAAAAGAAGAAAAAATGAAAGCTTTTGATAAAATGAATAGTAGTGAAGTATTAGCAAAAATAACAAATAAATTATTAGATTTTAAAAATACATGGGATAGTGATTTCACAGATAATTATAGTTTTCATTTAGGTGATAATATTGACGAGGTACTTGAGGATATTGAAAAACAAAAGGATATATGGGGGTATCCTTTCCAAAGTGGATATCTTACAACTATATTTCGAGGAATGAGGGCTAAAAAATTCA